TTTACCGAAACGTTGGATACCTTGCGAAACCTGTACCCTGCTTGGAAGTTTACTGATTTATTGATTGAAGACACGGCAAACGGTCCTGCAATTATTGACACGCTTAAGCGGGAAGCCGTGGGCTATGCGGTTCACGCGGTCAATCCGCTTGGGGGGAAGGTGGCCCGCGCCGAGGCTGCTTCGGTGCAGTTCAAGCAAGGGCGGATCTTGCTGCCTCGCTATGCGCCATGGCTACAGGAATACATCGATCAACTTCTTTCGTTCCCTGCCGGTACTTTTGATGATCTTGTGGATGAAACAACTCAAGTGATTAACTTCTGCGCAAGCACTGGCCCCATGACCGTCGAAACTGTCACCTGGGGCCACGGCACCACCCAGGCCACCCCAGACCCGCGACACCTTGCCGCTCAAAGCTATTCAGGTACTATTATAAGCTAAACAAATTGGCCAAATTATGACAGCGGCCACAAGGCGCGTGAAAGGAGCAAGAAGCCTCAAGGCCCGGCCTGAAGCGCCGCAGGGCGAGGCCAAGCTGGGAAGCTTCCCGCCGCCGACGGAGCAGTCTGAGCAGAAAACAATTGACAATCAGGCACTGGCGCAAGACATGGCTGTTCGGATGGCCAGGGCGACACAAATGGACCTGGAATCCCTCAGGGCGGTTGCTCTGTTTGGCTTGCTGAAGGGCTGTCGCCTTTACGACCCGACCAAGATCAACCCGGCCAACGGCCGCCCCTACCGCCTCTCAACCTGCGTGGTGCCCTTCATCCGCGGGGCGATGCTGCACTACCTGCGCGACGTGGGGCACACGTCAGGAGTCAAGTTCCCTGACGCCTGGCGCGATGTTGCCCCCCGCGTGCGGAGGCTGGCGTCTGAGGGCGCGAGCCTGGATGCCATCAGCACTCAGGTTGGGCTGCCAGCGCAGGAGGTTGAGGAGATCCTGCAGGCGCAGCGCACGACCGCGCTGTTCGACCCTGAGATTGGCGACATCCACCGCGACAGGCTCCAGCAGTGCGCTCCAGACCCCCTCGATGAGGCCGAGGAGCACCATGAGCTGGCGGAAGCCCTGACCATCGCAGATGAGGCCTTTGCAGCCATGAGCTGGGCCGACCAGCAGATGCTGATCAAAGCGTGGCAGATGAAGCGGGGGCCACAGCTCGCTTCCCTGCCCCATGGCCAGTTCGTGCGGCGCGTGCGGCGGATTCTCGTGGGGCTTCCGGTTGCCGCGCCACAGGCGCAATCCGCCCTGGCGCTCGACGTGCCCACGGGTGAGGCCAGCGCACAGCCCCGCGTCACCAGCTCAAAGCAGATCCTCCACGCGGCTGAGCAACTGGGCTTTTTTGATGTTCCCGAGCAAAACGGGAAAACTCCAGCAGCGGATCTAGGCAGTGCTGGTGAAGGCGATTCAGAAGACTAACCACCCGACTGACGACGGCGAATTGCCTTCATTCGTCCACCCAACATTAGCCGAAAACCTCAGTGACTTAGATCTTGTTGATGACTGCTGGGAGCAACTGACGGGCAGCGCAAAAGAAAAGCATCTTCCCAAGGAGCCTGGTGAGCCTGGCGCGGCCTATAAAAACCGCGTGCGAAGATCTAGCTACCCTAGTTTCTACCGTGATGGCATCATTGCGTTTTCTGGAATCCTCAGCCGCTATGAGCTGCGAAAGGCTCCCAAAAGCCTGGTAAGCGCAGCACAGAATATCGACGGCAAAGGCAACAGCCTCAAAAAGTGGGGCATGATGGCCAACTGCCTGGGATTTAGGCATGGCGGTTGCGTGTTGATGGCAGACATGCCCAGTGGGACGCCTTCATCTCGCGCCGTTGAGATAGCCATGGGCAGGCGTCCCGTGTTGACGATGGCAGAGCGCCGAAACGTGTTGAACTGGGAAGAGGAGGAGGTTGACGGCCGAATGGTTCCGGTTCGGGTGACCATTCTGGAGTGGCACCGGGTCAAGGATGGGCGCTATGGCGTCAGGCTCGAACCCCGCTACAGGGTGATGGAGGGCGGAGAATGGCGACTATTGGAGATCCGGGGCACAGGGGGGAAGGGCGGATTCAGTGTTGTGCAGGTCGAAGGGGAAAAGGGCTATGGCGAGTTCAAGGGCGCAGGCAACAGGCCCCTCTCCTATCCCCCCGTCTGCTGGTACAGCCCCACGGGTGACAGCTTCGGAGAGGGCGATATTCCTATGCTTAGCCTTGCCAATCTCTCGCTTGATTGGTTTAGATCGTACAGCTCACTTAAGGAGCTGCTGAATAAATGCGCTTTGCCAGTGACTTGGCTTCGTGATGCTGCGCGACAAGAGGGTGTGCCATTAGTTTTAGGGTCAAATAGTTGGGTGCATTTGAAAGACAAAGATTCAGCGATAGGGTTTGCCGAGCCAAGCGGTAGCAGTCTTGAGCAGCACCTGAAACACATGGAGGGCATCGAAAAGCTGATTGACAAGTCGACCTTGGCCTTCATGGGCGAGGGCACTGGCGGGCGCACGGCCACGGAAGCACTGTTGGATAGTGCTCAGCTTCAGGCGACGATCACATCCTCTGCCGAAAGCATGTCATCCGCGTTTGAAACGCTCTTCCGGTTGTGGGGGCTGTTCACAGGGGAGGTGGTCGAAGATGGCGCGGGGCTGGACATGCTTCAGGGCTTGACTGATAAGCCGGTAGACGATCCCCTGTTGCAGCTCGCCAGCACCCTGTATGACAAGGGCTTGCTGATGCGCCAGACCGTGACCCATCTGGCCGCGAAGCGGGGCATGTTGCGGCCTGGCGTGTCGGCTGAGGATGAGGCCAAGGCGCTGGCCGAGGAGGATGCCAAGCGGGAGGCGATGTTGAACCCGCCGCTCCCGGATGAAAACGATCCAGATCAGCAAGACAACACTGATGCGCAGGGGTTGCCGTTGCCCAAGCCATAACCCATGCCCTCTGAACTCCAGCTCGCCGACGACTACGCCGACGCCCTCAAGGCCATCGAAGCCCGCGCCGCGATCAACACCACCGCCGCACTGCAGCGGTCGCTGATGGCCCTGCTCAGGAACCTCCGGCGCTACTACGGCCAATACGTTGACCCCTCCCTCCCAGACCAGCAGAGCGCTGATGGCGTCACCCGCCGTCCTGGCTCCTACTCGATCCAGGATGGCTCCGCCAAATTCGCCGAGCTGATCAAGATTTCCCAAGGCTTTGTGCCAGATTCACAGCTCCGGGCCATTGAGCGGGCGCTGAAGGTCTCCTTCGAGGAGGCTGTGGCCCTGGGGGGAGACCTTGGCCAGCAGCTGGCGCGGGAGGCTGATCCATCCCTGCCAGATCCCAAGAGCCTCTTCGTGGGAGCCTCCAAGGAGGCAATCAAGGCCGCCGCAGCCACCGCAACCGCCTACATCCGGGGGGAGGTGGAGGCCTTCCGGGACAACGTGACCCGCATCGTCACCGATGGCATCGGTCAAGGCGTGGGGCCGCGCAAGCTTGAGCAGCAGATCAAGACCGCCCTGCTGGGCGCCAGGGATCCGCAGGGGCTCAACAACATCATGGGCCTCAGGCAGCGGGCTGAGCTGATTGCACGGTCTGAGATCGCAAACGCCTATGTGGACGCGCAGAAGGCCTCAGCGGCGCGGAACGGGTTTGCCTATGGCCGGTGGATTGCGACGAAGGATGAGCGAACCTGCCCCGTGTGTGCCTCTCGCCATGGCCGGATCTATCGCTTGGATCAAATGGTGGGCACGCTGCACCCCCGTTGTCGATGCAGCATCTCCCCGGTCTCCACCGATGCTGTAGAAGAATCAGATCCAAATTTGCGTGCTGTTTTGTTGCGCGATGACTACTGGGAAAAGGCCAGGAAGGATCTAACAGATCAATTCGCCGCGTCCAAAAAATGGCCCTTTGAGCGGGCTTCCAAGGTGCTTGGGGATGCCGTGCTCAAGCCCTCGGCCAGCGAAAAGCGGCGCTATCCAGACATCAAGAAAGCGCCGCAGCCGGTGGGGTGAGACCATTTTCGTGGGGCTATGAAAATGGCTTGCTTTGGGATTGCTGTTTTTTGTTGCGCCTGAATTTAGCTACTCTATCCCGCCGCGCCTTCCTCCCCTCCTCTGTCGCCTTTTCCCAGCATCGCGGGCAGATGCCACCATGCTTGCCACGATGGATTCGTGGGCATGTGTTGCACTTGAGGCGCACCACGGCGGGCAGCTTACCCGACTTGCGTAGGCGGGCTGTTTTGTTGTAATTACTGGATGCCATGGCGATTTAGGACAGCGTGAAGATCTGCTACAAGTTCAGGAGAGGCGTGGTCAAGCTTTGGCCTGTACTGGTTGCGGCTTAAGGACGCAATGCGTATAGACAACCGCTGTCGCTCCTCCAGCTTGGCGATACGCTCATCATACGCCTCTTTGGAGGGCCAGACATCAAAGCCTTGGCCATTCCAGCGAGCGTTTTGGTCATTGTTGTGCACGCTTTGACCCGTAAGCAGGTCAAACGGTGCTTGACGCCCATGCCTCAAGATGTAGCCATATTTTTTGCCAACTTTTACTACTTCGGTATAGCAGGCTGTGCTTGATCGTGATCGGCTTGCCTGCTCGACCAAATAAACCTGGTCTCCAGCTTTGAGGTGCTTGTAATTCATGGTCAGCGATTGTGATGTGTGTGATGATTGTGTTGTCTGTTTAGGTGTGGGTCTGGGCTGAAGCGACCACTAGGGATCACCACTCACCCACCCGCTGGCACCAGACCACAGCAGCGCCGCGCCCCAGCCCCGTCAGCTCCCAGGCAGACGCCAGGGCATGGCCACGGTCGCGGGCGAGCAGCTCCAGGGTTTCGCGCCGGCCGTCCAGGGTGAAGAGCACCCGCCAGGGGTGTGGGGCGGGGTCACACATCGGCCTGCTCCATTGGCTTGATATGCTGTCCAATTGTTCTCATGATTCGCCAACGCGCCTGCTTGGCTGCCAACTCAGTCAGAACCCCAC